CGGTCCTTAATCGCCCGGATCACATTCGACCTGTCCGAGTTCGCCGTCCCGCAAAAGTGCGCCCGTATGTTGCGCGGGTGATATAGGGCCGCCGTGCGGTCGTGGTCGAACCTGCCGCACCAGCAGGCCGTGTCTAGCAAGCTCTGCGGCGTTGCCATGCCGCGCCCTTCTGGATATTCGATGGCGAGCTTGACGCCCTTAAATCCCGGAGATATCAGCATTAGACGCAATATGGAGTTTGTATAGTACGCCGCATGTGAAATGCATGAGCCGTCGAACATCACCGCCGCGCTCTTTTCGGGTCCTGGGTCGATGCCGATTATTAACATCTAAACACCCTCCGCACTCTGACGTACAGCCACACGAACGGCCACGCCATAGCCGTCAGCCATGCGAGCTTGCCGTTCAGCCTGTCGGGTTCATCCATGTCGGGCGTGATGTCTCCGTGCCTGTAAGTGTACGTCCTGAAGTCCGGCCCGCGAAACGTGATGGTATCGTCAATGATGTCGGACACCGTGAAGTCGAATCCCATGCGTTGCAGTTCCGTGTACGTGCGCTCCATTTCACGCTCGGCCTTGTTGACCATCGCCCTAGCCAATGCCTTGTTGCGAAACATGCTGTCCTCGTTCAGTCTGCGGTCCCATGTGCTGTACTCGTCGTATGCGTCAAGGTACTCTTGAAACAGGGTTGCCAGGCTCACGACTTCACCTCCGCCATTTTAGCGATCAGCATCTTGACCGCGCCCTTGTAATCCCCGCCGACTGCCAACGCCGAAACGTCGTCGCCCTCGGTTACATCTACCGGCAGCCCCGACGCTATGCAGGCCGCCTCGAAGTCGTCAGCGGTGATCACCTTCTGCCCGTAGATTTTAGTAAGGATGGAGGCGGGCGTTTCGGCACCCGCCCCCGACGGCGCATTGGAAGTTGGGGGGACTGCGCCGCCTGTAGCTTTTAAGTCTCCGATGTTGATTGCCCCCTTCTCCGGCTGGTACCGGTCCTCGTCGCCCTCGACGATGAAGCCTGCCGATGCCGCTAGATTCTGTGCGATCCCGGCGTCGTGCATTTCATCGAGACTGATAAGGGTCTGTAGCTCCGGCGACGCGGGGAGCGTTTTGCAAATACGTCTGACGACAGTTTTCTTACCCATTTCATCGTAGTGGTTTATCCACGCATCCGAGTTTTTGCCCGGTGCGGCGTTGCGGATACGGTCAACTTCGGCCTTCCACATCCACTCGGTTTTCACTCCGCCGCCCTTGAGCTTTGCAACGGCATAGAACGCTACCGGCTCTCCGGGGTCGGCATCATTCGAGGGTATGTGCGTGATGCGCTCGTCGATACCCTGCACGATCTCGTACTTGTCCTTCTCGTGTACGGTGCGGGATGTGATTGACAACACGCGGTCGGACTGATACGCAAGTTTCATCAGCCCTTTGTACCCGGCAATAAGCTGGCACTGATTCTTGTATGGTATCGGATACGCTTCTCCGGTCACGCCGTCGAGCATCAGGCCGAGCGTCGAGGCTTCCATGAGGCAACCCATGACGGACTCCGGCGTACAATCCAGGAGCTTGGGATTCTTGCGGACGGATGTCAGTAGAACGCGGATCGCCTTCTTGGGGTCAATGTGTTTAGGTATTGTCTTTACAAGCTCCGCCTCCATTTTCGCGAGGCTCGAATGCAGCGTGTTGAACTTATCCTTTACGGTCAATGCTTTTTCCATTTCTCATCCTTTCTTGCCAACATACGGGCAAACATCGTGGTAGCCGCACCATTGCTCGCTACACCACCAGTTCTCCCTCGAAGTCGGCATGAATAAACCAGAATCAATCACCCTGAATGCCTGCGAAACCTTCATCAATAACGCCTGAACGTCGGCGTCAGTGCGCTTGGTGTCGAACGGCTTGTACTTCGGCGTTACCAGTTTTTGCAAGTAATCTAAACTGAAAGTCAGGTCGCCGATGTTGCCGCCGTCAAGCACTGTTTTTGCCATGCCGTACATAGTTAATTGGTCGGATGTGTCTGCCTTATCCTGTGATCCGGCGATCTTCGTTGTTTTTGTGTCCCTGATACCAGTCGCCGTTTCGATGTCGATGCGCCCGGCGAGTTTGTGCTGTGTGCCGGTGATGTCGAGTTCCCATAACCTCTCCACGTTGACCGGCTCTATCTTCGGAGCTGCCTCGCGGTGATGTAGCCTTGCAAGCGATACGGCCTCGTCTTTCATATCGCCTATCACCTGACGCATTCCAACGGTGGCCTCGTCAGTCGATAACGTAAGCCCATCACGGTCCACCCTTGCCATGATAGCATCCCTCGCCGTATCCAACACCACATCTTCGGACAAAAGCTCTCCGGCCTCTATCTTGTGCCTCAAGTTGGCTTCCACGCTGTCATGTGTGCCGCTGCCCACAATCATAGCTGAACGTGGGGCGCGAGGCCCAAGCGTCTGCAAGAACTCGAACTGAATCCCGCACCGCGAAAGCATGTTCAGGCCGGTGACGTGGAGAATCATTCCTCCTCCTTGCTCATGTCCTCGGCGGCATCGAGAACCGCCTGAAGTCCCTTCATGTGTTCAAGAACCCTCAACGCCCTGCCGTAGTCAGATATGGCAAGCAGCATGTCCTGTTGCGCGGCCAATATTTCGTCAATGGAACATTCTGCACGTTGTTTCAAATGCTTGTAATGATCCCTCGCCGTCTCCCCTCGCTGCCGCATTACCTCGACAACCCGCTCCTGCATTTCAACCACCGTTTCACCGGTGTGAATAATATCGTCCATGTCAGCCCTCCTTCGTTACGATTCCCATGTTCTTTAACTCTGCCTTGACAAGCTGCCTTGCCGATACATCCGTTTCAAGCTCCATCTGCATCTTCCTCACGATCTCAAGGCATTCCGCGATGTTCTTCTGCGCCTCGGCAAGAATGCGCCCGAACTCGTTCCACAATTCATCGTCCATTATGACCTCCAAACCGTTTTCATTTGTGCCCCCGTTTCATTCCGGGGCGGGACACCGTACAGGCTGCCCCGCGCCCGTTAAGCCAACCTGCGGCACGTGTCCAGCAGGCGAGCCTATGCCCTTATTGTAATAGAATCTATTAGATTGTCCGGGTCGTAAATTTCAAGCACCCATGTTGGAATTTCATTCATACTCCCGCCCTTATGATTGATGCAGTGCAAGATGTAATAATATTCAATGTCGGGATGTTTTTCGTGCCCCTCCTCTGGCTCGAATACTCCGGGATCGCTTGCACATAAAAATGAGGCAACCTTTCCGGCCCGTCCATGTTCCCAATTGGGGCTGTACGCCTCTTTGATTGCTGGGACCATGTGTCCCGGGTATCCGTCCGTATGATGGTAAAGCGTAACGGCTTGTTCCCAATCCAAGCATTCCTGAACAACTTTAACCTGACACCTGGTAGACATCTTTTCCTCCTACGCCTTTGCCCTTGCGATATCCACATCGCTGAAGGGAATAAAAATCGACTCATACGCACCGATAAATTCAGCGTCGCAACAATTCGCATCCCATCCATTTTCAGCCGCCACAACCTCACGGGCGGCAAAGCTGCCGTTTGGCTCTACGCTTCCATCGAGCCACGTTAACGCCGATTGATAAGGTCCGGTTTGATGCCGTTCTACTTTGTACAGGTGAAACATTTTCCAACCTCCGCTTTAAATATACTCCGGTTTCCCAATTTGTCAAGGGCTTATTTTCATCTGCGCCCCATGACTACAATCAAAACACACAAAAGAAACAAAACTGCCACTAGATAATACATCATCACCGCCTTACAGCGCCACAATTTACGCTTGTCGATAAACTCCCCGCAAATCGACACGTTCAAGAATTATGTCGATTTACGTTTACCGAACGATTGCTGTAAAGATTACCTCCCATCATCGCCGCCGTTAAAGTTCTCCATCGCCTCGATCCTCTCCGCCCGCTCCCGCTCGATATGCTGCCGCGTCAAGATACACGCGGGCCACAATACAAGCCAGAAGAAGGCGAACCACAGAAACAACTTGAGTATTGTTGAACGCTTCAAGATACACCTCCGGTTATACGGTCCACTCGTTCCGCTGGCCTTCGAGGATCTCCATTCCCTCGCAGATGTCCGAGATCACACCGTCAAGAAGTATTGCCTGTCCGGTAGTGCCCCGGCCCCATACCGTAAGCCCGAAGAAGTTCCGCAGAATCCGCTCGCCGCGTGCCTCCAACTGGTCCGCCAGGTATCGGGAAACGGTCCAATGCTCGAATATCTCCCGGTCGTATGGCTCGACCTCAAAAAAGTCACACGCTTCCGAAGCGGTCCCGGCACAAGTGAGGCCGTCCGAATCCCGCCAGCAGTCCGCCCCGTATTCGTCGGTATAGGCTTCAATCCCCGCGTCCGAAAGCGCACCCTCCGGGTCAGGGACCGAAAACGCCTGGTAAAGATCGTCCTCATAGTCCGGGAACTGCTCCGCCCGTTTCGCAAGCTCCGATACGAGGACGGACACACACTCCCCGACTTCACGCCGGACAAATTCCGCTTTGATTGCCTGATTCTTGCTTGTATCACGTTCCATGATTCACGCTCCCGCGTTAAGGGTTAACAATCCGATACCTCTGCACTCTAAAGCAGCGCCGCCATGCGCTTGATCTCCCCTGCCAAGTCTCCATTATCCCTAACCGGCATTACCGCTGCCATGAAATCGCCGTTCTCGGATTTGACTATAAACGGTCGCCCGGTTTCTGGCAGTATGAACACGTTCCGGTTTTCACACAATGGCGCATATTTGCCGTCCATCCATTCTATCCGCTCCCCGGCCGTAACCGCCGTATATGCGATATTCGACGGGTAGACCGGGGCCAACACTGAAAACCGCGACACCTCGGCGGGGATAACAGCCGTGTCATTATAGGTTGATGAACAGCCCGCAATCTTGGCGCTGCATCCGAGCTCCGTTACCTGGCGGATACCGTCATACCTGAACGCGGTCCCCGAATCGATCATAGCTTGAAACTCTTTTGGGAACTGGATCGCTTTCCGGTCCCTGCATAACATCCGCTTGACGTGGAAAGCATAATGGCCGTTGCTGAACAATTCCCCGTCAAAGTAATAGGATGCTGATTTATCAAATTTGACCTTGAACATTTAAACCTCCCGCGTTAATGCCTCGTTTAACATGTCTTGATAAAAGTCCCTGGTTTCGTCCGTCTTAGCCTTTGAAACTTCTGCCTCCAGTCTTTTGATAAGGTCCGCATGACTCCGTTTTTGTTCTTCGGCATGCCTTGCGGCATTCCTGGCAATCGTTTCCGGTTTGAGCTTGTGAAACATTGCTCCCCCTTTACCATTTCGCCATACACCAGGACGGCCAAGGTTCCCTGACGCCTTCGGTATCCATTGTTAAGAATTTAGCCCGCTCCATTGCATCCGGTCTATTGTCGCAAGATTCGACTGGATCGCCTTCGTCGTCAAGCACATACCAGATCGATCTTGATTCGCCGTGATATGGATCGCTCACCGTGTATTTCATCTCGCCCCGCCTTTCGTTCCGTAGCATTTCCGCTACTGTAGGGTAATAGTGTAAAGTTCGCTTTACATTACTTCACTTCTAAAATTGTCGATTTGCTCATTAGTCGGGTAACGTCCCGTATACGTTTCACCGCCGTTATCGCTTGCAAGCCAGTAGTCCCAAAACGATCCGCAAAGACTTTCCATCCAATAACCAATAATGGTTATTCCGTAATACTTTGTTTTAATACTCTTTTCGTGCATTGCTCCCCCCTATTAAGGTTTCGTTCCCGTTTCCTGATCATATGTATAGCATGATGCGTGCCAGTTCCCAATGTGCTAACTTGTTGGCCTGTATACCGGAATAAATCGTGCCAATGTCAAAGTGGTAAATAATTCGCATGTCTATATCTGAAAATCGAGCTAACTGCATGAGTCTATTGCAGATTGCCCCTGTGGGAGAAAATCTTGCACATGTGGGGAAAATTCCACTGGCATGAGACTTGCTAGCAAATGGCAAGTGTAAAGAAACCCGACACAGTTAAATCGTCAAAATGGTATCGGGTCGCCAGTGGACCGACCCTTACAAACACAGGATAAGTGCAAATCAGGCATATATAGCTAATTTGCCAAGTCAACTTGACATCCAGACAAGCGTAGGAGCCCGCAGAGGCACGATCCCCAAGCGGCCCAATGCCCAGCATGGCGCTTCAAGGCAACGATTCGACAATATCGAATAGTTGACAGCTGGACTAGATCGCGCCAAACAACTTGCTACCTACTCGCCGGGCCGACCTATTCAATACCTATTTATGACTTATTTAGACCCTAACTAACCAGGCAGCAAGGCAGGCAGGCACGCGCACGAACGCAAGAATCAGTATCGGGCAAGAATGATTATCGGCATGGCGGTAGGCCCGAGAACGACCCCACGGGGTGGACCCGCGCGCGATAATGCTTGCAACACTCGTACCTGCACTGTTTTGTAAACTATTCGACCCCCCACGGGGTTCTGTAGCGGTTGGGTTTTTTCTGGCGGCGAAATTTGAAACGTTCGAGAAGGCCTCAAATTTTGATTCTAAGACACGATCTCATCTGGGTTGACCCAATACTCGACTAAGGGGGTGATCGTCAATCTGGAACGAAATTCACCGCCTTCCTGAGCGTCTGGGTTTGGGTGCTGAGTTGGCATTCCATTCGGTGACGGAATCGGCTATGGTGAGTTTATCGACCAATCTTCCGCAGGTGCAGCAGGTTATGACGTAATGCAGGGTGTTGGACGATACTTTATGGTCCCAGAACTCAAGGGGCCGTTTGCCGCAGCATGTTTTTGGTATCGGTTTGGGTTCAGGCATTTCCGTCCTCCTCCGGTTCCTCGAACGCTTTGTTTATGCAGTCTTGGCAGAGGAACACTTCGTCGCCACAATCGTCGTTTACGTCATCGCATCCTGCGGCTATGGTGCATCGTCTTTCTTCTCCGCAGTTTGCACAAATTGCGTCATAGATAAACATCGTGGCACTCACTTCCCACCGTCCTTTCGTTCGCGTTTCTTCAGGATGCCGAGGAAGTAGCTACCCGGTCCCGAGGTGAATTGGGGTGCCACCCCCTCGGCGATCCTGAGTTGTTTATCTCTGGTGGTCATCATGGCCTCGTTGATCCAGACCTCGGGGTAGTGGGAAACGGCGTCGTAGATTTTCCACTTGACCTGTTCCCTGAAATCTTCGGTGACTCCTTTGGGCCAGAGAGAGGCGATGAGGGCATCGACTTTTGACCACCGTTTTTCGTCCGGGCAAGGTGACAGATTTTCATCCACCTGATTTTTGAAATCTGACTCTTCGGGATTCCTGGTTTTGCTGTTGGAAGAATCCTGAAGAGTAGTTAATATATCAGATGTTCCTAATGGTACATTCGTACTCTCGTACTCTCGTACTCTCGTAATGTAACCCTGAGTTGTCCCCAAATGGGGTACCATCTTGTCCCCATATCGGGAAGTCGGCTCGTATTCTTTCCAGCCGAGTTTAGGGTGGGAAGCCCTTACGCCTTCTACTGTTACACTTCCGTCGTCGTGTTGGATCAGAAGGCCAAGGGCGAACAATTTCTCTGCATGGCTTGCAATAGTTCTGCTGTCAATTTGCACGGATTTTGCAAGCTTTTTGCACGAAAAATGTTGATCTTTTGTAACATTGAAGCGATACTGGCGGTACTTTACGGCGGTTCTCCAGTACCCAAAAATATAGGTATAAACCTCTATGGGTTTGAGCTGGCCGATACGTTCGCCGTCGAGGGCATCGACATCAACCTTGAAGTAAATTGCGTCACCTCGGGACATCAAAAATACCTCCCTTAAAATGGCAGGTCGTCGTCGTTCTGATCGCCCAGTTCGGGAATTGGCTGTTTGGCTGTCCTGTTTGTCTTGTTTGTGTCCGGTATGTCGGCGGCTTCCCGACTTACTATGCTGATATCGCGGCCGACGACATCCGTGTAGTATTTGTCGTTGTATTCCCTTCCACTTAAAGAGAATGCGATGGCTACTGCGTCGCCGACGTGAAGGTCCATTTCGTTTGCGGCGTGGGCTATCCCACCGAAGAGTTTTACAGCTACAGGCTCGATACGCTCGGTCTTGGAGCCGTCCTTTGTGGTGTAGCCGGTATCCACGTTAATGACAACGGTTACAATAGGATTACCGTTCTTCGTCTCGCTGTAGATCGGGGCTGTCGCCAACGGCCCCACTATCATTCCGTTCGCCTGACCTGCTGACATGTTCCCTCTTTTCTTTAAACCCAAACGCCTTGAGGATCATGGCCCTACGCTCGGTATCTCCGAACGCCTCGCCATTTACAACAGAAAAACATTGCGATTCAAAGTGTATCGTTATGCAATGCGGCCACTTGCTGTTATGATCCGGGTGTGTAAATTTCACTCTGAACCTGCGCCTTCGCCTTCTCGAAGATGGTCTTGAGGACGGCGAACTGATTATCGCCATCGGGGATAGTGTAAGACTTTAACTCCTGCTTGTAAAGGTTGTTCCATGTGACAATTACGCCGTTGTCGTCGGCCATACTAATACCGATCTGAGCTTTCATTTGCTCCCCTTCCTGTTTAATTGCAAAACATGCAACTCGCGTTCAAGCGAATCTATTTTGTTGAATAGATATCTAACATGCCCATGAGATTCAAACCATCTACCTTCTGCCCCGCAGGCAGTATCGGCACTTGAAGTTCGCAGGTTTTCACACAACGGTCTGGTGTCTCCTATTGGTCCGGCAAAAGCAGATGCGTTACAATGTAAACAAGAATCGCATGTATCACGATTAAAATAATCGCATTTTGAACATGGCCTGCCATAATTGCTTTCCATATCCACCTCCTTATTTCGGCTCCTTGTTAAAATGTGAAAGAATTTCGCTCACGAAGCATTGTAGCGAGCAGTAGTCGGCGTCGTCAATGTAAAGGGAAACGTCTCCAATTGTGATAGACGAACACCCCTCGTTGGGTACTGCCTCTGTGTAGAACTTACGCTTGTCGTACTTCTTACCGCAGAACTCACATTTGTAAGGCATGGGCTACCTCCTTTCACGCCTCCTGCTTAATATACACCGGATTCCCTGTTTTGTCAAGTCTTTTTGTATCAATTTATCTACAAATATGTCAATCTGTAAGTATTTTTTACACTATATATCATTTTTATCTTGACAAAGCGGAATTTATATGGTATAGTTCATAGTAGAAGGTGATGGAATGGTTTGTGAGGGCAAATGTCATACGATTGAAGACCCGGAGATCGCCGAATTATTCGAGTCGGAGGCCGCAAGGGGTGGTGGATGCGAGTTTTCGGGTGGGCCGGGCATAGAGATACGCGATTTGTACACGCCTGAGGAGGCCGAATGCTTGAAATTCTTGCGTACGCAGGGTGTTACGTTGCCGGAGTGATGTCGGCGGCGTTTTTTGTGGCCGGGTTTATGGCTCACAAACGGCTTGAAGACACCGGAAGGCTGTTTGGTGAAACGAAAGTGCCTGAGCCGTTTCTGAACACTAGCAGGGAGGCGCTAGTTGAGCAGCGAAGAGCCGAAACCATCGACCTTGACGCCTACGAAAACGAAGGATAAGAGTCCGAAGGTAAAGAGGGCCGAAGAAAATGCAAGGGCTACTCAACTTCTTGCTGATGTCGGCACTGATCCCAGGGATAAAGCTCTTAAGCTTGCTCCTGCGGGGATGGAAGAACTAGGAAAGGATTTAACGGATGACCAACTCTGCGTCCTCAATACGATCCTCGAAGATGCGTTCCCCGAACCGGCGATTGAGGGCAAGACGGACATCTACCGCAAGCTCTTCGCCGCGTTCCAAAGGTCAGGTATCGGTGGCAGACCACAAGATCAACAGAAGTTCTTCAATATCCTTAAAGACCCCAAGTTCGAGGAAGTCGTACATGTCGTTGGACGTGGCCTTGTGGGGATGCGGGTTGTCAAGATATTGGACAAGCTCTGTGACATGGCTGAAGCGGGCGATCAGGCGGCTATCGACCGTGTTTTACAGGTAGCCGGTTTTATAAAGAGCAAGTACGATTTTTACAGTGAGGATGCAAACGCGAGGCGACCGGGCGTTAACATAGGTGAGATAAACTTTGGTACGAAAAGCGATAAGGAGCTTGCCGAATTCGTCAATGGTTTCGTCGATGTCACCGAGTCGGCTGAAATCAGCAGCGGAACTGGAACAGATTAAGCGGCGAGCTTTAAGCGATTTTTACTTTTTCTGCAACAAGGTCTTGGGATACGACAAGATGGTTGAGCGTGTCCACAGGCCGATGTGCGCGTTCCTTACCAAAGATATTGAACGGCCGCTGAATGAACAGGCCACAAAAATTCTACTTGAACCCCGTGGTGTTTACAAGTCAACCATCGGCAGCATAGCCTATCCATTGTGGATGCTTCTAAAGAATCCCAACATGACCATCCTTATAAACAACGAGGAACTGGGCAAGGCGAAAGACTTCCTGCGCGAGATAAGATTCCACATAACCGAGAACGAGAAGTTCAAATTGCTGTTCGGCGAACTGTCAACCGAAAAGCAGAAGAGCAGGGGCAGGCGTTGGAATGAGGAAAGAATTGACATAGCCACCAGAACCAAGTGGACCAAATCGCCGTCGATAGATACTGGATCTACTACCGCATCTGTTACCGGTAAACATGCCGACCTTGTTATCAACGACGACTTGGTGGGCGAGTCTAACGCCAACACCAGAGAGCAGCTTTTAAAGGTTGACGAATTTGTGAAGAACTTGGGGTCGGTGTTGAATCAGGGTGGGGTGATGATTTTCATAGGTACGCGCTGGCACCACCTCGACGTTTATAATACTCAACTCGATCACATAAAGACTCTAGGCAAGCTGGCCTACGCCGATGTTCTGATCGAAAGTGCCCATATGCCTGATGGCAAACTGTTCTTCCCCGAACTGCTTAGCGATAACTTCCTGAAATCCAAACGTGTAAAAATGCTGCCGCGCTTCTACAACTGCCAGTATGAGAATAAAATAGTCGGCGAGGAAGACGCGCTCATAAAACGCGTGGATAAGTACGGGGCGACAATACAAGGTATGCCAGCGCATGAGTTTTTCCGAACCAAGTGCAATATATTTGTGACGGTTGATCTCGCTTACACCAACAAAGCTACTAGCGATAACACGGTGATATTCTTGCAAGCCGTCGAAACCACAACGGGGCATAGGTATCCGATACACTACGACGTATTCAAGACCACAGAGCCTACGGTTGTGATAAATAAAATGTTTGACATCAATGATGTGTGGCACCCGACTAGGTGGGGCATAGAGGCTAACAACTACAAGTCGTGGCTCAGGATACCGCTAAGGGATGCGATGCGGGAACGTACCAAGTTTCTTAACATCGACCCTGAAGAGGGGCTTATGCACTACGGCCCCGGGTCGCAGAAGATAGCGAGGCTTGTCAAGCTGGCCCCGCCACTGAACTACGGTCAATATTCTATAGCCGAAGATATGATAGAACTTGAGGACCAATTCCTTACGTTGACTTATGACGGCACAAGAGGGCACGACGATCTATTGGATGCCGCTGCCATGCAGGAAGAAATAATCTTTTGGGGTTCAGCGGAGCCGACGAATAAGTATGACAACGAAGAGACGATGATGAACGAGGATATGGAGGCGAAAGAGAAGACGCTCGACGACCTGTTCCCCGAGGGGTACACGGTTATCGGCGAGGAGTGCGAGGATAGTTCACGGTACAGTTGGTGTGCATAAGGAGGCGCGAGATGGAAGAGTTGAGATGGGAAGACATAGGCAGGATTAGCAGGTCGGATTATATCGACCGCGAGAAGGTTGAGAAGATACGCAGTGAAGGGTTCGAGCTTATCACGGTTTACGGTGATATCGAGCGGAAGATAAAGTTCGGCAATCCGATATACGGGGTGTTCAGGCCGACTTGTGTGGATATGAAGGCAGAACCCGCACAGCCTGTGGGAGAAACCATCGGCAAGCAGGTTGTGGATGAGCCGCAGAAAGAGAAGCCGGGCAAACGCAAGTCGTTCGCCGATAGGGTACGGGAAGAGAAGGCCAAAGAGGGTAAGTAATGCCGACATACGATTTCCATTGCAAGTTGTGCGACTCGGATTTCGAGTGGGTGTCGGCGATGAGTCAAATGGATGAGGCGGCGTGTCCGGGATGTGGGTCAACGAAGCCGGATGTCGAGCGGATATTCGATAAGCAGTCGGCTCCGAACGTGCAGGCCGATATCATCCCGTACTACGATCACGGAGCAGGCCGCAGGTTCAACAGTAGGGCCGAGCGGCAGGCGTGGATGAAGTCTAATGGCTATGAAGAAATCGGTAACGACCGAACGTACATGGGCGAGCAGAAGGAGTTGTTAGCAAAATGCCGGGAGAAAAAATACTCAAGGATGTAGACCTTAAAGAAAAAGGTCAGTCGGCAGACGATCATGCTCGTGTCATGTGCCGATTTGTTGACCACCTGCACGACGTATCGCTTAATAATGATGGTGGTGGCGAATCGAGGGTCGATACGTTTAAGCGTATGGACATCTGTCAGAAGATGTACGACGGCAAGCATTACGAAGTGGCGGGTGGCAAGACTCCATCGCACAGGGCGAAGTCGGTAACGAATCATTGCTTCGCCGTTGTAGAGGGTGCCGTTCCGATTATCTGCGACAACCGCCCGAAGGCTGAAATCATCCCCGGTGCCGAGGCCGACATACCAGTAGTTGGGCAGCTAAAAAAGGTGTACGACTCGAAGTATGAGGATCTGATGTTGCAACTAAAGACCGAGGTTGCAACAAAGGGTCAGCTTATAAGGGGCGAGTGGTACTGGAAGATATTCTGGAATCCGCTGCACATGGGCGGCTTGGGTGATGTAGACGTTCAGCTTATCAGTCCTCGCAGACTGTCGTTCATAGGTGGTAGCGATCCGTTGATGACGGATTGCTATGCCGTGATATATGCGGGGCCGCACTCGTTAGGTGAGCTTCAGGCGTGGTATCCGAAGATGGCGGAGCGGCTACGCAAAGAGTGGGCTATGACCAACGGCGACGATCTTGAAGCCGATGCGGGACCGGGCGATGATGCAGGCATACACAGGTCGGTATCCGACGATGGTGACGGCTCGCTTTCAACATACAATACGTTCGGCGGTGCGGGCAGCGACGGCCTTGAGACTATGACGTACAAGGAAGTGTGGCTTGACGACAAGACGCTCGTTGAGGTTGTTGACGATTGGATCGTTGGATCGAATGCTGAGGGGTATTTCGTTTACGGCAAGGCGACGCAGGAGAATCAGGAACAGGCGTTGCAGGAAGGGTTGATAAACTTCGAGATTATCAACGGGCGCAATTTAACGGCGATAGGTTTACCGGCAAGGGTGAACATGCTCCGCAAGTACCCGTTCGGGCGCATCATCGCAAAGGTTGGCAATGTGCTACTTTGTGATAAGCCGTCGCCGTACACGCATGGCAGGTCGCCGTATGTGAGATTCTTCGGTTGCCCGGTGCCCGGCAAGAATTACTTCTACGGTGAGATAGATCAGATTATCAGCTTGCAGTTGGAATTAAATAAGCGCAAGTCGCAGATCATAGACATAATGAATCTGACATCGAACCCGCCGATGCTGGTAAATATAATGGCCGGTATCAAGCCGAACAAGATGACGAACGCGCCCGGTTTGATTATACCGGTGTCGATGGATGTTGACAGGGCGGCGAAGTGGCTACAGGTGCCGAACATTCCGTCGCACTTGTTCGTGTCTATCTCCGAAACGCAGAGCGACATATCGACGGTTACGGGGTATCACGACATCACGCAGGGCCGCAAGCCTACGGGGATCACGGCGGGTGTGGCTATCGAATCGTTACAGGAAGCCGCGCAGACGAGGTACAGGCAGAAGGCGCGGTATCTCGAATACTCGCTGAAGCTCGCCGCCGAATTGATACTGTCGGTTATATGGCAGTTCTACAGGGAGCCGAGGGTTATCAGAACGAAGAGCAAGGACAAGCCGGGTGGGTATGAGTTTGACACGGTGAACTTCGCCGAGGCGTCGCTTGCAGGTGGGCTGCCTGATGTAAGGATAGAGTCGGGGTCAACTATGCCGGTGAACGAGGCGGTACGCAGGCAGCAGACGATGGAGTTATTCCAAATCATATCCGGCATAGCTCCGCAGGCGGGATTGGCGTTTCTGCCGGTGCTGCTTGAGAAGTGGAACTATCCCGATGCGGATGGAATTATGAAGAAGTTAAACGAGGCGTTGGGTGCGGGTCAGCCGCAGCCGGTTGTTCAGTAAGGGAGATGGATATGCAGACAGCATTGGACAGGGAAAGAGCGATACTTAACCAAAGGATGGGGCCGATGGCCTCACCCGCAGGTATGCCGCAGGGGGGACTGCCGTCCTCTGTTGGGCCGCCTCCTCCCGGACAGGGGGCCGTGCAACAACCGCCCGGCGGCGTACCACAACAGGGTCAGCCGACACCAGGATTTGAGGAAGCCTGCAACGCTGTGTTTCAGACGTTGATGAGGGGTAACGAAGCGGACCTTGCGATTTTTGGCAGGATGATAGGTCAGATGCAGTCGATGAGTCAGGATCATGCACAGGGACAAGGACAGGTGCCCGCGCAGCAGGGCATCCCGTCCACCCCGTAACTTGGAGGGTTGAGATATGGAGGCAAACGAAATGTCAGAGGGAATCGAACCAACCGACGCTCAAATGGCTGAGGAGTTAATGGAACTCTCTGGCGAAACGCACGAAGCGGCCCCGGCTGAGGCCGGACAATCTGCTGAGGGCGAAACAAAGACCGAGGCACCGACCGAGACTGAGCCTACGTATGATGTAAACGGCAAAAAGCTAACCGTAAAGGAGCTTATCGCCGGTAACATGATGCGAGAGGACTACACTCGAAAGACTCAGGAAGCGGCCGAAATGCGGCGCGAAGCCGAAGCCATGCATCAGAAGCGTATCCTTGACGATATGTTCAGGGAAGCACCTGGCAGGGCTGAAGCCGAAGCGCATCTTGCGGCACAGGGCGATTTGACACCTGACGAGGTGGCATTACTCGACCCTGTATCGAAGAAAGCGTATGACGTAGCCGTTGAAGCTCGCAGTCGTGTCGAGGCAATGGAGAACAGAGCGATACAGAGGGAAAAATATGAGCAGGGGCAGTCGATGATGCGGAGTCTGGACGACTTCCGTGACATCCTGGTCAAGCAGCACGGTATGGACCCATTAGAGGCCGAGAACAGAACGGCTGAGGTTGCGGCTACGGCCCGTAAAGAGGGCTTGCCGTACAACGTCAAGGGGTTCCAGCTTATTTTCAACGCATCTAGGGATGTAAATGCTGAAGCCGAGCGCATAGCCAAGCAGCGGTTCGACGAGTATTTGGCGCAGAAGGCCAAAGACGCGACGGCTGGCTTGGCGGGTGGTACGGCAGGTGCATTCGATCCCGGAGCGCAGAAGATAAACCCGTGGAAACTTGAGCAGGAAGACCCCGAAGCTCTGAACAGGGCGATGGCAGACGATTTGTAATCGCCCGAAATAGGGGTGAACTATGGCAGGAACCTACGATTATCAGAAGGTCATGCAGACCTTCTTCGATATGAAGAACGGCCTGTCTGACAACTACTTCAATGCTACGCAGGTGTTGGCTCGTGCGCGTTCAAAGCAGAAGAAGCAGATGTTTGTCAGCGGTCAGCCGATTTATTTCCCCGTCGAGATGGCGGGTGGAACGGCTGAAGTTTATGCTGAGGGCGCGACCTTCAACAGGCAGCGCAAGGAAGTCATGCACTACGGATACGTTCAGCCGGTGTCCTACAGGGCCGAACTGAGCATTACGTGGGGCGATGAGAAACGTGCGCGGTCCAAAGAGGATATGGTCGGCATCCTGAAGGCGAAGGCAGCGAACGCGCTGAAGACGCTTGCGCGTACCATGACGACCGATTACCTGACCGGTTCCACGACCGGCCTGATTGGTCTTTCCACGAACGTCCATGCGGGCACAGTGACGGGCACTGTTTGCGGCATCAGCGGCAACACGTACTCATGGTGGAGGAACAAGTATTTCAACGAGAACGGTGCGCTCACGCTTGCTGGTATCATGGAAGCCATTACGATGGCGTCTGATGGTGCCGATGCTCCGACTGTTGTTATTACCGACAAGTATCTGAGGGCGTATGCTATTTCTACGCTTCTTGGCATATACGAGCGGTACACGGACGGCAAGGCGAAGCAGATCGACCAGCTTCCGGTGATTTACGGTATTCCCATTGTTGTCGATGCGGCTCTTGAGTCGGGCGACGACACGGGCGGGTACATGTACTTCCTCGATGAAGATTCGTATTACCTGACGGTCCACAGCATGGACGACCTGAAGCGTTGGCCGCAGGTACGGCCGACCGATCAGTTCGCGTTCGCTACGGACTGGACGTGGGAAGGCGCCGTCATATGCACGAACCGGCGCAGGCAGTCAGTCCTTTACGGTGCTACCAATTAAGGGAGGTGAGCTAGATGAGCGACTTTATTTCTGATGAGTTTACTTTTGTAAACGCCACTGACAAGCCTATGCACGCGCTTGGCACGGAGAAAGCAGTCGGCGAGAAACGGTACTTGTACGTCCGTAACGGTTCGTCCGTTGTTGGCACCGCCAACTACCCGGCGATGGAGGATTACGATGCCGCCGCATACTCGTGCGGGACATCGTTCCTCGTAACCGCCGACGTTGACAACACGACAACTCACGCCTGCCTCGGTGTCTATATGGCTACGATGGCAGTCAACGAGTATGGGTGGATACAGACCAGAGGGTATCACTCCCCCGTTATGATTACGGCGGCGATAACCGTTATCGGTCAGCCGATAAAGGTTGTCACGGATGGATACTTCGATCTGGCTAACGCTGCTGGCGACATTTACTGTGGCAGGGGCGTTGAGATCACGACTGCCGCGAGTAACACCGTGGCGGTTTGGTTGGATTGCCCGTCGAAGGGCTATGGTGGAACGACCTAACGAATAGGTCAAAACATGTTGGGGGGGCTGTAAAAGGCCCCTCCAACCTAAAGCCATTTAACTCAGGAGGCAGAGGATTATGGCAGAGGAAGTCAAGAAGGGTCCGGGCAATCTAATAATCATGTCGATTGCCAGCGACCGCGTTCCGACGTGGGAGTTTTTAATGACGATGAAGGCGGTACAGCCGCCGATTAACACGTCGTTCGGCACGCAGCTTGTCAGGGGCAAGCAGGTCGATATGGCACGCAACGAACTGGTCGCGGAGGCAAAGCGTTCCGGGGCGAAATACATGTTCTTCCTCGACGACGACGTGCTGGCCCCACCCGATGCGCTCATTAAATTATACCATCAGCTCGTGTACAGCAAGGGCAAAATTAAGGTCGCTTCTGGCGTGTATTATACCAAACAACAGCCTCCAGTGCCGGTTATACTCGACAAAAACAAACCGGGCGGGGTAGTGGAGTGGGTGCAGGGCGAAGTGGTAGAGGTTGACTACGCCGGATGCGGATGTATGCTTATCGACATGAGTATATTCGATGAGATTGAGGAGCCGTACTTCTTCTTTAACCGTGGCCGTGTTGATATTGATAAGGATGCCGATAATTTAGGCGAGGACGTATGGTTCTGCGAGAGGGTACTGAAAGCCGGATACAAGATTGTCGTTGATACCGGTGTTCAGTGCGGGCATCAGGACCATAACGGCATAATTTACCGCCACGACATGAGATTTGGCATGGGGGTATGGGGCAACCCCGGCGCGGGCACAATACAGTACCGCCCAACGCTCGATCAGGCGAAGGCGGCACGGGCTGAGGTGAAGTATCAAGGCGGTAAGGTAGCATGGGGGTACGAGAAAATTCCAGAAGGTTATTCCGACGCAGGGAAAGACTGCGGAGATGTCGTTGGAATCAAGTCCAAGTTGGCAGAAGTAACGGATGTAAAGATAACGAATCTATTGCAGTACCGGACAAACGTGCAGTCGCAGGGGATTTTACAGGCGTTGTACCAAGTAATGGTACAAGATGCACCCGTGGAGATAATCGTGCCGGATGCCGTGGCGCGTCGGAGTGTGTTGGGTGACGAATCTGACATACCTGAAATTGAGGCGGCGTGTGGAACTCCCGCTGGCGCATATCAGGGGCTATATACCGTGCGCTTTATGAGCGAGGCGATGAAGCAGGCAGGGTTTAAGGATATATTGGTAGTCAAAGAGAATGGTGATCTTATTGTGAAAGGACGGAAGTAAAATGAGGAAGTTTTTGCTTGCCTCGCTGATTGTGATGTTTCTCACATCGCCGGTTATGGCAACGGGGCCAAACACTTACGTTACGCTTGCGGCCGGTGTGGGCCAGACTATAACGCTTGACCATGTATATTGGGTTTCTGTTTACGCCCGCACTAACGAGATGTTCGTTACGACATATACTAAAGTAGCAGGTGTGCAGACTGTGGTAGACATTATGTCGGTGCCTGCGGGTGTGTCAAAGACTTTTCTTGCCATTGGCTTGAGTCAGATGGTACTTGGCAGCACACTGGGAACGATTGTGGATTACAATCTATCGACGTTCAAGGAAGCCGCGCCGATGATTTTCCCGAGTACATCGGACATGGCGGCAGATATCGACTCCCTTTTAATCAGGGCGTCGCAGCCCGAGCCGGTGGACGTATGGACCGGTGCGCTTCTGACGGCTGACATTGTGCGGTCGGATGTCGTGCTGTCCGGGCCGCAGACGGGGTTGTACGTTGAGGGCGCGAAGTCATTTATGGTGGCGTGCAGCTATGATTCGCTTGACGGGCGGAGTAACGACAAGTTTACGGTCAAACAGTGGTTTGTTTCGGCGGCTGGAGATACGACATCAAAAACGGCTGACGGTGCCGTCGCTCTCGCCGACACGATACTTGTTGACGGTGCGGTCTTCGGCAAGGCTATGGGATCGCTAACGTGGTTCCCTGAAATTCCGAACGGTCAGCAGCGGTTTACCGGATATTACTACTGCACGGTAGACTCGTGGGGTGTCGTGACGATTCGTGACTTGCAGATATCGGCGCGGGTGGTGTTCTAATGAGGCGGGTTATTCTGATGGCCCTGCTTTTAGTGCTGGCGGCGATGCCGGTGCAGGGCCGGTTTTTGCTCGTTGTTGGCAACCCTCCGGCTGCTGACGTTACGACGTACACGGGGTATATCAACAAGACGTTCCCCGCACTAGCCAATGTGATGGGGCAGGCGCATGACCTTGTGTTGATGGAGGCATTCACGATATCCGGTGTCGATACCGTGTGGACCTGCGAGACGATGGCGGCGAGCGGCAACTACAGGTATGCCGTGATGATAAACCTGCCGGAGTTTGACGCTGGCCTAAAGTCGAATAGCAACTGCAAGGCCAAAGGTCTGAATAAATTCGGGCAGTGGATCGGGCCTTCTGATACCGCCTTCCCGCTGCCGGTTGTGGTACTGCTTGAGGGTGAGGCTTACGCTACGGGTTCGATATTTACCGACTCAACCGGTGTACATGCGGTGGCGGCGTCGTGCGCCAGCGAATACGAATCTTATACAAACGCCGATGGCGATCTGCTCTATTTGTCAACGCACTGCAACGAGTCGTTCCCCGAGGCTTACCTGGACATTGCCAACCAAACGCACGTCACGCCGCTGTCATGGCGTGCCGATTCTACATTGTCCTCGGTATATGTGCCATCGAACTGGTGGTTTTACGAGAAGGACAACGGATACCGGGTGTATATCATTCAGCACGCACATTTCAGTGGCATGGCCGGAGCGATTATAGCAACTATGGCGATGCATGACCGCGTAACGCCGCTGGAGATATGTGCTCAGGTCGCGCAGGTTGCTTACCCTAATACCGGCGACTCGACGGGCTACGCGGCGAACACGAAGGCATTTTTGGATTACTGCGTGACCAATAGTTTCAAGATCGACATGTTTATTTCAGAACCCGCGATGGATGCGTTTGGCTATGGCTGGATGGCCGACCGCATGAAGGCACATCCCGAAATATTCAACATGATGATGGACACGCGGCGAATCAACACGATGTCGGCGGGCGACTGGTTTGGGCAGGTCACGACCGGCAACACGACATCATCGACGCGCAGGGCCGGTATCGCGCTGGCGTTCGATAGTGTGGCGACCAACGCCGACTTATTTGGATACATCGACACGACCAGCGTTATCGGGTATGTGTCCGGCACGTATGGGGCCAACAACAATCAGGCGTATCCGTGGGGCCAGACCTGCATGTCGGATATGCACTACGCGGGGATCAGGAATATTTATCACGGCAGGATTACGGGGCTTTATTCGTGGCCGCGTGACAAGCGGTACATCTATCCGGGGTCGATGAGGTACTATGTCGGAACCGACGAGATGCGGGCGTACCGGATCAGCTCAACGAGCGGCAGCGGGTATGCGATGTATACCGTGGCCGATCCCCCAACGCAGAACAACCAAGCATTTACCGAAAATTCCATCGTGTGGTGGGCGGCCGGAATCAGGGAGGGTTTGGCCGGTAGCGAGATTTACGCGGGGGCTCACTGCATATTTTCGCCGGGGTTTCTGCTGTCAGGGCTCTACGGTTTCGAGACTGACGCGGGGTCGTATCCGTACGGGGTCGATACGTACAACAACGCTAATGCATGGGCGGTCGATGCGCTCAACCGGACGATGACGTTTTACAACAACGTCGCCGATACCTATTCTGCGGCAGGACAGAGGCCGATGCGAAACTGTTGGGTTAAGGAAGTCAAGTACGGCCGTAAAACCGGGATGGCGTTTCCGAATAGTCATGTAACGGTGAGGTAGCAAGTAGCATGACCGACTTTACGCAGAGGACGATTGACACGGTAGAGTACACGGCGCGGACGCTTGATACGTCAAGCTATTCGGCGCGTGGGGCTATCGGCACATCGTTCATCGGCACAGCTACTGGCACTGAAACAGGTGGGGATACTACCGCGCCTGTGATAACGAATTTCAGGGCGATTGACATAACCCGTTCAGGCGCGAGATTTGCGTGGGATACCGATGAGGAAGCCAACTGCATGATGCACTACGGCACCGAAACGATCCCGTATTCAGAGGGTGCAAAACACGCGCACTACGTTAAAACCGGCAGGGACTACGAGTTGACCGGGTTGGCGGAAGCGACTGATTACTATATCAGGGCGGTGAGTGCGGATATATACGGCAACCAGGGTGGCAGCGATTGGTACATATTCAGAACGGCGGGCACAGATACGATAGGGGTTGCGCCTACGATAGTGGCGTAAGGAGATAGTATGGATATTACTACGATCAGGGCGCGGGTGAAGCGGCAGGTCAACGAGCCGACAGGCACCGACGAGGGGTTCTGGAGCGATGCCGATTATCTGAACTGCATCAATGAGGGTGCGCGTGAATTTGCCATCGCCACGAAATGCCTTAAAACCGACGCATCGTTTACAACTTCGGCGGATACGGCGATGTACGACATGTCGGAAACGTCGCTTGTAAACTTCCTCGATATAACCGAGGTATTGTTCTACAGGGATACCGATGTGTACGACAAGCTGATAAGCGTTAACAGGGATAACCTGCTGTATCTGCGGGGCGTGGATGGTCAGGCCGGAACGCCGTGTTACTACTGTTACGAGGATCGCACGATAGAGTTTGAATGCGATACCGAAGCCGATAAGACGGTGAAGATATTCTACAACTATCTGCCGACCGACTGTGACGGCAGCGATGATGTGCCGATGATACCAACGAAGTACCATCAGGCGCTTATCGACTATGTGTGTTGGAAAATCTGTGAGTCCGACGACAGCAAGATTGACAGGGTAGTGTACTACAGGCAGCTTTACGCCGACGATCTTCTGAGGGCGTTGATGATATTGGAGCCGCCGGGCAACAGCTATGAACAGATAACCGATGTGGACGAGGTGTGGTAATGTCAGTCTCGAACACGATGAGGATAACGAAATTCGGTGGGCTGAACAAGTCGGTGAATCCGCACAACATCAAGGATAACGAGATGGTTGAGATGGAGAACCTTTTCGTTACCAAGAGTGGCACGTTGGAATCGCGGATGGGGCACAAGAAAATAGGTGATGTAGCCTCGTCGTACTGCGATGGGTTATGGACTACGGCGTGGGCTGACGGCGACGAGCGGCTCTACTATCATGTTGGATATTCATTCGGCAAGATGGTAGGGAGTACGGCTACGGGCATAGATTCGTACCCGAGGGGTACTCAGGGCATCACGGCCCTGCGGTACAAGGACAAGATGTTGTTCTTGGGACATGGCGATTATCTGCGGTGGTACGGGACGGCTGAGAGTTTGGCACCGGTGAGATACCCGGAGTTTGTTAGGGCTGTGCCGCTTTCGGGTGCGGTTACTTCTGAGGCCGACAGTGAAACCGTCGGTGCCAACTTGGAAGTCGATCAGGAGTATCAGTATTCGATAACCGTGGAACTTGGCACCGAGGGCAAGGACGGCGAAACTGCCAACGCTGCCCCAAGCACATCGTACTGGTTATCGGAGTATTATAACCCTGCCCCGCATATTCTTATTCAGGGTGATTATGCACATGGGCATGCGGATACCGGTGAGTTGATAGTCAAGGGTACTGCGGTGAAATATTCCTGTAACGACATGCACGGATTCACCGCTTACGCTGTTAAGTTGTGGATGCGTAAGGCCAGTGCAGCGCCGATAGGGATAGACGGCACCGCTCCCACAAGTGCCACCGGCTCATGGGTGTTACTTGACAGGGTTACGCTTTCCAAGCTCGGTGAGATATACATCCCCGACCAGAGCCAATATGGAGTTATCACCGGCCTGACCGCAACACACAGCGCAACTACAGATATATGCGAAATATTCCTAACGTGGCAGCATTGTTTTAAAGATCAGTTTGTCGATGAGGTTCCCTACGAATCCGTCGAGGTTGTCAGCCCGAAAGCCAAGTACATGACAAGGCTTCATGGGCAGATATTCCTTGCCAACATCGTAACTGACAGTGTGCAGGATTGCAAGAAAATATACTTCAGTTACAAGGGGCTGATGAACGTAGACGGTGCGATGGTGCAGCAGATACAGGGGTACACGTATCCTGACCCCATGTTGATATTCCCACAGATGAGTTTTTTCTTCTGCGATCCCGAGGATGTGGAAGATCCAATAACGGGCATTCATGCCTATGAAAACAACGTGATGATATTTACAAAGCGTTGCACGTTTGTATGGCGTGAGGGCATGGGCGAGCCTATCAAGTTGTCGAACGAAATAGGCTGTATTGCCAACGATACCATAGGGGAGTTCGAGGGCAAGTTGGTATGGCTCGCTCGTAATGGCGTTTACATGTACAACGGCTCGCAGATAGAGAACATCACATGGAGCAAGGTACATCCGTACATAGACGATATGCGAAACGAATCTGCGGGCAGGGCTACATCGGCGGTGTACGGCCGCAAGTATTTCCTGTGCGGGCCGTTTGAATCGACGAACAACGACCTTGTGTTGGTTTACGATTTCGACCTGAGACAGTGGCATGTCAGAAGGTACAACGATCACAGCGGCACGGCAATGAACATCCACAAGATGCACGTTGACTACGACGGCAACGACGAAACGCTGTACTTCGCGGGTGCGGGTACGGATGGCGAATGCTATATCGGAACACTTGAGGATGGCTACTGTGATGGTGATGAGCCGATAACCTGCACGTTCAAGACGAAGTATTACGACTTCGGTGCGCCGGACATCTACAAAATACCGAGGGTGTGGTATCTGAACATAGAGAATTATGCGGGAACGGTAACTACATCTGTGTATGTTGACAGCCTCAACGAAGCCAAGTCTACCGTTGTTCATCAGAACAATGTGGATGGGTTTATAATCAACTCGGCTACGGCTGGCGTTATCAATTCTGATTACATAAAGAATCTATCTGACGAGCTTACGACGACTTCGCTTAACAGGGGGCTACAGGGGTCTAGGATACAGTTTGCGGCGACGATGACGGCGCTTGCGGCACCGCTGCGGATACATATGATAGGATTCGAGTGGGTGCCAACAAGGAAACTTAAACGAAAGTATGGTGCGTGATGGCTTGGAAGGAATGGTCAACGGGTACTACCACTGAAGTTCTGTATGGTGCGGACCTCAACGGCAACTTCGATTACCTGTCGAGTGCGCTTGCGGGTGGCCTGACAAACGGTAACTTCGCCTCGGGTGCGATAGGTGATGGCAACAAGATTGCCAACGACATCGTAGGCGAGCAGCATTTGAATTGGGCAGCCACAACGGGGCCTCGTGTCGTACAGATAGGCAAGAGTACGGCGGCGGCATACGAGCAGTTCTACTGCAAGGGCACCTCGCTCATCACGGCGGCGAATACGACTGTAACAGACATCACGATTACCTATGCCAATGGCGATATATGCGCTGCGGGCGAGCCGGTGTACACGGCTGTACCGCATGTCAAGGCGTGGGTGTACGCATACGGCACGAATGGCTCTCACTACGTTGACGTAACCACAGCGGGTACGGCAACGGCGAACGTAAAGGTTGACCTGAATGCCGCCGAGACATTTGCGGCTAACATGGTCGTCTATTGGGAAGTGTGCGGCAACGTATGAACGAGTTAGAATCATACAAGCAGCTTGAGGAAATCAAGCGCATGTGGAAGTCGAAACAGGTGGTGAACCGCAAGATTTATATCACCGAGGCGGGGATGCAGTTTCAGCACAATATGGGTGTGGTGCCGACGATGATAAGCGTGGTGCCGCTTTCGGAGTTTACATGGTGGTGTACGAGGCCACCGGACGCGCAGAGGGTGTACTTGCAGTCGAGCGCGGATGGCGACGCATTGATAACCGTTAAAGGAGATTGACATGGGTGATATTTTCGCAAATCTAAAAGCTCGCAATGATGCTTATAAGGCTGCCGAGGCGTCCGGCGATTATAGCAATCTTACCGACAGGCAACTTGCATACTTACGAAAGATCAACAAGGATCAGACCGTTCAGGACTTATCTTACGCCGAAGGTCAGAAGCGTATTGGTGCCAAGCGCGCGACTTCATTCGAGAATATCTACGCGCCAAAGGTGCAGGAATACGGGGCGCAGATGGAGCGCGATGCTCTATCGGCATTCCAGCGCGAGAAGGCGATGGCCTTGCAGGGGCTAGGCTACCGGCAGTCGCAAGGGTCAGGCACGTCTGGCTTATATCAGTCGGCAGAGCTTGCACTCGGCAGGGCGGCGACACAGAAGGCCGGGGAGATAGCGACTACCGCAGAGCAGTTCGAGCGGGCGGCTTTCCTGAATTATCTTGACCGTGAGGATCAGCAGAGCTTTCAGCTTGACGCGATGAAGATGCAATACGAGCAGCAGATGAAGATAGCGGAGATGAACAGTTCAAGTTGGTGGGAAGGTCTGGCGTCGCTGGTAGGATTCGCGGCGTCGTTGCCGATGGGCGGCGGTATGTCGCTCGGCGGGTATGCTGTGGCGCAGTTGTTATAAAGGAGTAATCATGCCGGATAGCAAGTTTACGAGGGCGATACAGGCGGGGATATCGAGCTTCATGCAGGGCCGCCAGATGTTTGACCAGCTTGAAACAAGTGCGTTGCAGCGCGAGTACCATCAGGCGCAGATGGCGAACATACGGACGCCGGAGCAGGAGGCACAGCAGCGGTACGATACCGCCGTGAAGGTGTCTGATTACGAGCGGGGCAAGGCAAAAGAGGATCGGGCCACCGCAGCCACCGAAGCCGGTACGGCATCAAAGTTACAGTATGAGCGGAACCTTGTACGTATCGGGGCATTGTATGGGATACGGGAAGATGGTACTCCGAATGTCCCCGAAGGTACGTTCATAAATACAAATGGTGAGCTTGAACGCGGATTCGATCCGTATCATCCAACGCCTACACCAAAACCAACCCCAGAGCCAAAGATCGGTGACATCAAAAAACTCAGCGACATGATAGACCTTTGGGGCGGCGACGTACCGGTTAGCGCCGGGGTCCGTTCGGTTGCTATGCAGTACCTTCAGGAAGGCAAGTACGGCGAGGCGCAGGCGGTCGTTCAGGCGAGTGTGTATCCGACAGAGAACACGCTTGGCAGCAACGTACCGTTCGAGGTTGAGCAGCAGGCGCGGGGGGCAATAGCACAGATGATGCTTCAGGGCGCGTCGAACGCACAGATAGATCAGATGCTTCAGCAGATGAGGAAAGAGGCGCAGGGAAGCGGGGCTATACCGCAAGGGCGCGATTACCTAAAGTATTTGGAAGCAGGTTGGGATAAGGCGAAGCCGTACATACTCGGCCCCGATAGGGAGCCTAAGCCGGAAACGGCACTTGATAAAGAACGGTCTGGCCTCATAGAGTTCGGGCAGTTTGGCACCCCGTTTGTAAGGCGTAGAAAGGAATAATATGCCCATTCCCAATCCGCATGGTAAGGGTGAAAAGGTCGTTGACTTTCTGAGCCGTGGAGAGTACACATCGGCGAACGTCACAGAGTACCTTCAGGGCCGGTCGCCGTATGACAACCTATTTGAGGCCGCATGGAAGGGTCTGTCCGGCAAGCGGAGACTCACGTACATCGACATTACGGACAACGTACCGCTCGGTATCGCGCTCGGATTCGCATTAGACCCGTTCACATGGATACCCGTTGGCGCACCGGGCAAGATAGCGAGGGCAACGGGCGTACCGTCAGCGATACAGCGCGGGGTATTGAGGCTTGCGGCGGCATCGCCCGAGTTCAAGAAGGCAGTTGACGCCGGACGGTATGCGGCGCGTTTCGTATCGGGTGGGCATTATGCAAGTTTCAAAGCCTCCATGAATTACGACGAGGCCGCCGATGCGCTAAAATTACTCAAGGTCCCGAGCAATTTGGTAGACGAGGTATCTGACGGCACGAAGACTGTGGACCAAGCACTCGATTTTCTTACTCAAAAGGGATTTGGAGCTGAGCAGCTTGACAAGGCGCGGGCGAATCTGCACAAGGTCAGGGACGTTGACGCTATGGTCAGCGTGTTCAAGGACATGGGCCTGACGAACAAGGGTATACAGCGCGAGGCCCATGACTTTTTTGTTGACAAGGCGCACGTTCTGCACGATGCCGATGAAGCAACGCGGCTGAAGATAACGGACCTTGTGGAGCGTAATGCGCCGGTGGTTAAGGAAGGCGTCGCGGTACTGCCGAGCGAGGGGATATCGCTATTCGAGGACGTACTCGGCAAGCAGCGGGTGCAGGAGATAATCGCCGAGCATGGTGGCACGATTAAGGTTGCCAAACGTGCAAGCCGGATGCCATCAACGGCGTGGAAAAATACGGGTCTGAATGATGGCCTCACCTTACCGCCCGCGTATGGGGCTATGGACGACATCGCCGAAAAGGTTACGCACACGTTCGGGCAGCTTGACATCCCGCCCGTACACGAGATGCCAGAGTTTCAGGTATTGCTTGAAGAGTCGCTTGCCGAGATGAACCCGATGTTCAAGGGCTTCGGCGAGCGTGTAACGTATATCAACACTAAGCTAGTCGAAGAGGTGCAGCAGAAACTAGGCACGTTGCAGCGCGAGGTATTGCAGAACTTTCAGGAAACCACGGGGCTTGGATGGGTGCCTCATCAGAATCTTGGCAAGTCGCTGAAGGAATTGGCTGATGCCGAAGTACCTATCAAGCGCACGTTCATGGCACGTATGCAGGGCGTAATAGATGAGTACACGGCAGACCTGAAGGCTACCGGCTTGGCTGACGATGTAATCGAGGCGCAGGTAACTGACTTCAAGTACGCCATCGACAAGGCTATAAGTGTAACGCAGAAGCAGGTACTTGAGGGTGCCGACCCGATGCTTGAGTTCATGGCTGAAGCCACGAAGCTGATGCAGAAGTACCCCGCTATCGGACCCGCGCTCGGTAAAATGCGGAAGATAATTGAATCGACACAGCAGTTCCGCAAGGCGTTCGGCACGCTGAACGACATAACAAAGCTGACTGCCGAGAAGGGCTTCAAGGCGTTCGAGACGAACTTCGCAGAGCTTATGTACCGGCACGAGGTCAAGCTGAAACTAGCCCTGAACTACCACGACTCGCTACAGAAGATAATGGCGATCACGCCGGATATAATTCAGCCGACCAAAGAGGGCGTGAAGGCCGCACCTGGCTGGCTGAACATATCCGACCCCGTACTCGGGCACTACATGATTAAGAAGGGCTACGAGGAAACATTCTCATCCATGTTCGGCATGGTACGAGGCACGAATCCCGAATGGCGCAAGTTCTTGGACGCATGGGATAAGGGTACGGGCTATTGGAAGTACACGACGCTGATACCGTTCGGCAAGTTCCACATCCGAAATTGGGTGTCGGAGAACATGCTGAACTCGCTTGCGGGTATGCCCATGTACAGGATTGAGTACAACACCGCCGCGAAGATATGGTGGAATGCAAAGATAAACAAGATACCCGAGGCTATGGAGCAGTACAACGAGATGGTGAAGCTCGGCATTATAGGTGGCGGGTTCTTCGCGTCCGAGCTTGGTATCAAGCCAGTATTGGTTCGCGGGAAGATTATGCAGAGCAAGGTATGGGGTGCGCCAATGCGAACGATGGAGCGTTTCGGCAGCTTCACCGAGGATGTGCCGCGCATGGCGCAGTTCATGTACGGCAAGAACAAGGGTGCGAAATGGCTCGCTGGCAGGGGTTTCACGGGGCCTACGCTCGATAATGCGGCGGTCAAGTACGTTCGCAAGTTCCATCCGGTGTACGATGATTTCACGATGTTCGAGGAGAAGGTGCTGCGGCGCGTGTTCCCGTTCTATTCGTGGACTAGGTTCAACATGCCGCTGCACATGAGGATGTTCGTTGAGAATCCGAGCCATTACGTCCGAATCGAGAAGATGCGTAAGGGCATCACGGCCCTAGCGGGTGGCAAGCTGCCCGAGGACTTCTCGCCCGAGTACATTCAGGAAGGGTACGCGGTCGGTATCGGCGGTGGGCCAAACAAGCGCAACTATTTTCTACTGAAGAATTGGCTGCCCGAGGCTGACCTATTGGATCTGACCTCGCTCGACAACATGCTGCACAAGGGGCTGAACCTTCTGCATCCGATCAAGGTCGTTGGTGAAATAGCGTGGGCGAAGGACAGTTTCACGGGGCAGAAGCTACCGCGTGTGCCGGGTGCGACGGTGAATTTCTTCGGCATGAAGGTTAATCCGAGATACGTGCAGATATTCAAGCCGATACGAGCCATTCAGGAAGTCAACCGTTTTTGGTGGGGCACTGACGATCCGATAGAAGCGCGGCTGATATATCACATTGTCGGCCGCAACTACGAAATAGATGTGAAGGAATCGAAGCGGTACTTGTACTATCGCATGAAGGATATGGTTGATGAGCTTAACAAGGGGGTGTCCAACGCCAAGCGGAACGACGACCCAAAAACGGCAATTAGATTGCAAGCGCAGATAAAGAAACTCCAAGCGGAAATGAAGAAACTTCCGCACAAGAAATAGGAGGCGGCATGGCAGACGAGAACGGCAACGGCAGAGTTGAATTGGCGAAGCATGGCGTTCTGATCGAGCAGACTAGCCAAGATGTAAAGGACATAAAGAAATCGCTTGACGATTTTATCGCCGCCACATCGACCAAGCGCATAGAATGTGCGGGGCAATTCAGTGCGCTAAACACCAATACCAAGTTGCTGTGGGGTGTGATGTTTATTCTGCTGACCGCCGTTGTTGGGTTGGCGTTCATATAATTCTTCAAAATACCCCTTGACAAACGAGGCCGACTTGACTATAATATGGTCAAGGAGGTTGGCTATGCGTACAAAACTTGATCTTAGACCAAAGGACAAGGACCATCAAAGTGCGTTTTATGGCATACGCATATATCCCGAAACGCCTGAAGAAATGGGACAACTTAGCACCATTACAGAATTATTTGCCCTTAAAGAAATAGAGGCAATACATGGTTTAGCCATACCGTGGCATTGTCTTATAAAGCTGGAGCATAAAAAATAATGCACATGCCCGAACACATTCAGACCGATTGCCCGTTGTGCGGGGACAAGGATAAGCAGGCCATCAAGTGGCTCGCGGACTGTTCTGGCAATAACGATTACAACCCCGCCTTCAATCCTAGACGAGAGTGGTGGTACTGCCCTGACTGCCATCATGTATATGCGAGGAACTATCCTGAAGACCTGTACAAGGCTGTAACGAGCCATGTTGACCCGCAGTACATGCAGCCGAACCCGAAGCGATTTGCGCTGTATTCGGATACACTGAATAACATAAGAACCTTTGCGTACAATGAATTTGACGGCAGCGACATCTTGGATGTCGGATTCGGAGCCGGAGAGTTTTTGCTGACGGCACACGAAATGGGGTGCGAGTGCTACGGCGTTGACCTGCGCTGTCAGTACGTCAATAACCTTGCAAGGCTACTGCCCGAAGCGCACGTTGAATGCGGTGGTTTGAATGCGGCAAGCGCATGGATGCCGTTCGACGTTATCTCAATGGGCGACGTATTGGAGCATGATTCTCACCCCGACTTGATGCTTGGCGGTGTCAATGCGATGCTACGTCGTAATGGCATTTTGTACATATCGACTCCCAATTTTGACAGCGCGTTTACAAGGGTGGTGGGCGAGCAGGATTGGATGCGCGGAGTCTGCGAGCATATAAATTGGTTCTCGCGCAAATCGTTATTTGAAACGCTGAAGCGCACAGGTTTCGAGCCGATACACTACTCGGTATCGCGGCACTTCAACGGTTGTATGGAAGTCATAGCGAGGAAGGTGTAGGAAGTAATGCTACTCAAAGAGATCATGGGATTCAAGGAATCATTCATGTCGGATGAGTTCGACCGCTTGGACCACAAGCTAAAGTACATCGTGTACGCCTACGCCCTGCGGATGTACATGCTGCACGACAACAGGCCGACGATTACGAGCGTATTCAGGCCGGAGAATAAGGCATCAGTGCATTCGAGCTTCAGGGGGTGCGATGTGCGAACGAGGGATATGGACGCAGGGCATGTTGCGGCGGGAGTGGCGTTCATCAACGGATTCACGGTGTACGACCCGCAGCGGCCCGAAATGAAGTGCGCGGTGTACAAGTTGACGGGCAAGGAAGCCGCTGAACACGGGGCGCACGAGGATCACGTTCATTTTCAGGTGCATCCTAACACGCAGTTTGTAGTGAAGGAGGCGTGATGGGCATTGAAGAATTGATTGGTAGGCATATTCTGACTGGAGTTGATATGGACGCAGAAGATATAAAGGAGGAATACGGCGACAGATACGAGTCTTGTAATGTTTGTAGGTTTACGCTAGACAGCGTTACATACGCCGCAATTGAAGACCCGGATGACGGCTACCGTAGCAGTATGAGAGAGCTTGTTGTATCACCAAGCCCGACAAAGAATGAATTCCCCCCCTGCGCCGTGCTGGCCTGCCTTAGAAACAAGCGTAACGAGGATATACTAGACTTGATCGACGAAGTAACCGGCAAGGTTGTGCTGTCCGTAGGGACAGATAATACCGATGATTATTACCCATGTTTTGTGTCCGAATATACCCCGGAGAACATGGCCTGCAACATAGGTCATGCACATAATAAGGAGGCGTGATGGCTGACTACCCTTACGACGGCACAAAGATAATCGACGGCCCCGAGGACGATCCCGATGTCAAGGGTGATGCAGGCGAGCCGGTGTTGGGGCCGGATGTGAACCTTGACGTTATAGACGCTAAGGTGCCCGAGTCTCCGAAGCCTGTGGCGAAACAGGTCGCATTACGCGACCGCTTGTGGGCGAACAGGTTCAATCTTGTGCGGCACTTCCTGCTTGCAGGATGTACGGCAGCTATCACGGCGTTCACGACAACGAAGGATTGGGCAGCGACGGGTGGTGCATTTGTAATCGGTGGAGTTGCAGGTATTGTACGCAAGGGTGGGGATGATGAACTCAGGGCCGCAGGGAAGCCCGACATGCTGACAGCAGCGGCTAATCTTTTGAAACCACGAACGAACGGGAAGGAGGTAGGAATGATAAGAGAGGACGCGACACAGTTGGGTATGGCGTTGGCGAAACTCGTAACGAGGCTGACCGACGACAAGCCGAACAAGGATGAGATTCAGGGCATACTAACAGACGCATTCGGGCTGGTAACGGAGGGTACTGACTTCGCGGCTATGCCGAAGGAGGACAGGGTAAAGGCGGGCATCCATGCGTTGACGGTGGCTGCCGTGATGGTAGCCGGTGAAGAGATCAAGTACAGCGACGAAGCAACTCCGGCGTGAGGATGGAACGGCAAGGGCGGGGGTCGAAAGGCTCCCGCCCGGAACTAAAGGATAAAGGATAATGAAGATAATCGAAGCAATGAAGACGATCAAAGAGTTTCAGATGAAGGCTGACGACCTGCGTAAAAAGATAGCGGCGCACTGTGCTGATCTCGACTTTGAAACGCCAGTATATCAGGATCAGGCCGAGCAGGTACGGCAATGGCTTCAGGCTCACACGGATCTCAACAAGGAGATTCTCAAGTTGCGCGTAGCCATACAGAGAACGAATATCTCTACTGAGGTGGATATGGAACTCGGCGGCAAGGTGGTGAGAAAAACAATAGCCGAGTGGATACATCGTAGGCGTGATCTGGCAAAGCTGGATATAGCCGCATGGTCGATGTTGACTGACCGTGGACTAAAGGAGGGCAAGTTGCCGTCGTCAACAGGGGGAACGGAAACGATGGTAAAGATACGGAGGTACTACAACCCACTTCAGCGCGACGAAATGCTTATGATGTATCATTCGGAGCCGGGCGTGATCGACAGAACGCTCGAAGTGGTCAACGCTACAACCGACCTAATCTAAGGAATGTAAAAGTGCGGTTACAACAAGAGATAAAAACCGGGATAACACGACAGGCCGCTGTGTCCTGTGAACATGGCAATATCATTGCTAATGATATGAGAGTAGTGTCGCGGGTTCAACTCCCGCTTGGCCTCCAACGGGGGCCGATAGCTCAGCGGTAGAGCATACTCACATTACCCTAATGGGTAGACATTCAAGGCTGAAGGCTGAAGACCGAAGGAAGAAAGGTTTAAGAATGTCAAGGGAGAAAGGCACAAGGATTCAAGGATGTAACACAGAGGCCGCAAGGCGTGTATGTGAACGTCCTCGGATAAGTTGTCGTTTCGTGTTACGCTCCGGAACTTCCGAGGCTTCCTTGTTGGGAGCCGCACTTTTTAACTCCCGCCCGGAGGCACAATGGAATTAAAAGTACCGGAAGAAATTATACTATTTGGTATGCACTACGGCGTAGTACTTAGGCGTTTAGATAACTGTGAGAACAGTGCTGAATGTGACAGTACCGCCCGTGAAATCAGGATAGATGAAAGCAGCCCTCCTGTAGCACAAGTTGATTTACTTATACATGAAGTGATAGAAGCGATAAACGACAACTTGGAACTTGGGCTTGAACACCCGAAGATATGCGCCATCAGCGTTGGTGTTCACGACTTCATAGTCAACAATCTTGACAGGATGGTGTCTGATGAAAGACCTGATAACTCTGATTAAGTTTCTGATATTGGTCTGCGGCATAGGGTTTACGATGGTCGTGATTGCAATCATACTCATGGCGGTGGTGTAGTGACCAAGCAGATTTTATTCTTTTCGGCTCCGTGGTGTGCCCAATGCCCGCCTGCCAAGTCTGCGTTGAAGGAGGGCATGAGGGCTATTGGCTTGCCAACGTCTAGCCTGACTACGATCCTGAAGGTGTACGACATGGAGGATGCGGAGTCGGCGAAGGTGGCGAGCGGATACAACATCAACGGGTTGCCGACGATTGTATTTCTTGAGGACGGCAAGCCGGTAGACATGTTTCATGGCTACAGTCCTGAGAGGGATGCGATTTATTGGGAGGCAAGGTTGCGGCATTGGATGGAAGTATAATAAGGATTCGTCTTATTATACCTTCGGGCAGGAACGTATAATAAGGGAGGCGACATGATAACTGCATACCCAAAGATATTCGCAATTGGTACGAGCCACATTGGGAATATATTCAACGAGCCGGTAGAAGTAACCGAGAAGGTTGACGGCTCGCAGTTCTGTTTCGGGCGTGTTGACGGTCAAGTGTTCGTCAGGAGTAAAGGGGCGCAGCTTTACTTTGATAACCCTGATAAGATGTTCACGGAAGCCGTAACATACATAGAGCAGATACAGGACCGGTTGCCGGAAGGCATGATATTCTACTCCGAGTATCTCAAGAAGCCGAAGCACAACACGATCAAATACGACAGGGTGCCAAAGAACCACCTGATTCTGTTCGGCGTGATGGGTGTGGACCAGAAATTCAACCAGTTCTTACCGGAGTTCGCGGACATGCTGGAGATTGAATCGGTGCCGGTGTTGTACAACGGTATGGTTGGCAATATAAACGAGCTTGTCGCTTTACTTGAAACTGACAGCATTCTTGGCGGGTCAAAGATCGAGGGTGTTGTGGCGAAGAATTACGCAAGGTCGTTTCTGCTGAACGACAGGTTAATACCGAT